GCTACTACGTAGGTTGTTGTGATTGAGCTTCGCCATCCAATCCTCTTGTACCTCAAGCGGCATGACGTCGATACCCTTGAGTACTGGCGCATGAACAGCGGGCTTCTTACCCTGAGCTTGTAGCCTCTTGTTCTCGGCCCTGAGCTTAGACGTGGCCTGAAACTCTCCTTTGACGACGTTGGGTGTATCGCCGGGATCGACGACCTTGGTCAGGCTGCTCATGCCCTTTACTACGGTTTCTACGTGTTGCCGCCGAACCCCCTCTGCGCCGTAGATACCATGGAGCTCATTGACTAGATGGTTCTGCACCGTCTCCATGTTCCCCGTAGCCTTGTACAGATCGTGGGGGTTGACGAAGGACCGACTGGGGTCGCTCAAGGGCTGCCCAGCATCAACCTTCATACCTACCTTAGGGGGCTTCCACCCTGACTTGTCGTCAGAGTCCTTCTGCCACAAGGGTTTGCCAAAAGTGTCTTTGGGCACGTGGTGCTTCGTCCCACCCACCCACACGTTCACCCCTGTCGGATCTTTTTCGATCTTTTCGATCTTCCCGCTCTTCATGGACAATCGCGCGGCATCGGGAATGCTGCTCGGCAACTCGGTTAGCTGCAGCACTCTCTTGAAGTCGTTGACCATGTTCCTACCACGGGTAGCAACACCCCCCGAGTGGAACGCCTTGAGCGTAAGCTGCGTAGCCCTTTCACCCAGGGACTGTGTAGCCAGAATACCGACGTTGGTCCCCTTATCGTAGTAACTACCGTTGGGAGCAATTCCCGTGCACTTCTGACAGATACCATCACCGTGCTCGCACTTCAGAGTACTGCGCACCTGCACTTGCTGATTCTTGTTGGCAGCACGAATGGTGCCCACGACATCCGGAGTAAGAACGGTTCCAGCTTTGAAGGTCTTGCCCTTCACAGTCAGATCTTGCACCAACTCTCGGTCATACGCATCCTTCGATCCGATGCCCAATGATACTCCTCTAGTAGTACCGCAATCGTCGGCGTTCACCTGGAGACCCATGTTGGTGTTCATCAAACGCTTGGTGAAGTACCCGGGATCTTGCACTTCCTGTACTTTGAGTACCGACCCCTTACGTGCGCCGCTCTGCTGCGTCCAGTAGCTTCCTACATCCAGCCCCTCCGAGTAACTCTTAGTGATCGGCTGGAGTATGGGTCGGTTCTTGGCATCAGCCACCATCATGGGGCCTATTCGCAGCTGCTGGTAGTTACTCCACGTCGGCTTCATCCCCGACTGGTGCATAAGCAAGAGGTTGTTGGGGTCTGCGCTCTCTCTTTTAAGATGCGCATTCTTGATCTTGTCCGTAGCGTCGAACCACTCGTTGGCTATCTTCCTTTCCCTCTCCGCCTTGTTCAACCCAGGCATGGCTTTGATGGCATCTACCTTCTTTTGCGCCTGAGCCACGATGGGATCTCTGACTTTCTTGTCGGGGGCGAAGTCGTCTAGAGACAGTGAGTGCGTACCCATGGGAAGGAACTGAACGTTGTTCTTAGGATCTTCGCCCTCCTTCTCTACAGCATAAGCCGTACCCCTGGTCTCGGGATTCTGAATCTTGATCTGTCCGAACGAGGCATCGTACCCGAGCTGCATCAGCTTGACGGAAGAGTCACCGAACTCCTTCTTGTGCTTGGTCGCGAGGTCCCCGTACAAGGACTTGATGCCCTTCTTGTCCAGAACGAAGTCGTGGTCAGTCAAGACCTTCTTCTGCATGGTCTCTGGTACCGCCGAAGAGATCATGATCCGACCTGGCGTGGTTTTCATACTTCCGACCTGCACGGTCTCGGTCATCTTCACCTTTCCCGACTGAGCTGCACGTAGAGCCTCAGCGGGATCCTTGAACTTCTTCTTGGAGTCACCCGTTATACGGCTCATCTTGAATAGACCCAAGGCACTTTCGTGGCTGGGTTTGTAGATGACCTCGCCACTGCCTTCATTGAAGAGGTTGTTCGACGGTAGCATTTTGTGCGCTTCCGCAACCGCCTCCTTCCCCACCGGGACGTAGACGCTCATGGTGTCCCACACGATCAACCCGCGATCCACCGCAAAGATCTTGGTAGTGGGCACGCATACGTCATATACAGTCTCCGTGGCCCCTGAACGCACGCTCTCGACTGGATCCCAGTGCACGGATGTCGTAGCAACCAGCCGTTCCCACTCGTCTACCTTCAACTCCTTCCTACGTGCATTAGGTAGCCTCTTGAGAAGCTCAGTGCACTTCACAGCCAACGATCTCGACATTCGGTAGAAGGGCTTGTGTGCTGACTTGATGGTAGAAACAGACGCGAAATGCTCATGCTTTCCTAGTTCCGACGTGGCGCTAGTCAGCAGATCCATGATGCATGCAGGAACAGGAACGACATCTCGATCATCCTTGGTCGGCACATCTTGCTGAAGGCACCGAAGTGCATCCTTGGTATTGCCGTCTACTACCATACTGACGAGCGCGTCTGCATGCTGAACCAAGTCGACGGTGCTAAACGTGACTGTATAGACGTCATGCTTCTGTAACCTGCGCTTCGTAGTGGTGACGCCCGTCCTTACCCCCAAACGCATACCGAGCTCGTGCATAGATCGAACCAGATACGGGGAGGACGTGCTGAAGTTGACGACCACTTGAGGTTTCTTCTTACCATGCGTGATCGAAACGGATCCATTGCCATCCAGCAGACCAGCTAACACGCCTAGGAGAGCTCGCTTACTGAAAGTGCCCAGCGATGGAATCTTCCTACCTGAAACAAGCGCCCCAACGACCCAATCGAACTCTACGTCGTCATCTGCGTTCTCGGTCTGCCCCATATCGACTACTACGGGCATGAGCTGCCTCACGCTCTCGGCAGGCGAGATTCTCTTCACCGTTCCCGTCTCGTAGTCGAAGACGCACAACGTCTCGTTGGTAGAGCAAATCACCTCACGCTTTGCCGCTGAAGTAACGGTCACCGTAGCGCACGTACCCTCGACAGTAAAGTGCGTAACGGGCTCGAAGGACGGTTGCTTCGTATTGGGGTCATACGACTGAATGCTCACGCCCTCGAGTACCTCATGTACGTGCGCCCCGTTTTTGTCCAGCGCGTAGCTCTCAGCGTGGGGGATCTCGTCCATTCTGCATTCGACCACGAGACCGTCTACGTCCAAGTACGTCCTACTCCTCCCAGAAAACTTCATGCCGTAACTCTTCGAGACTGCTCTTCGGGCAGCCGCCGTACTGTCAGGACATGAGTGCAACCGGAATTTCACCACCACCAAAGTGCTGCCTATGACGCAGTTTCCGTCAAAGTCCGCATTGTGTCCCCCGGTCACCAACGGATGGATCTGAATAGCGGTGCCGGGTACCCGGTGCGCCTTGTACGCTTGAACGCTGTGTTTGTGCAGGGACGGATCACGTTTTAGTAGAACAGGCCGTTCCTCCATCACCTGATCCAACGCCTTGTAGACGATAGAATCCTTCTTCTTCTTGGACAAGAGCTTTTGGGCCTCCAGTGGATGTGTCGCTGCTCCGAGGTCTACGAGCTTCTTGGTCACAAACGGTCGAAACAGCTCTACGGCCTTCTTCTCTGGAAGACCCACGTTGTCCAAACCCATTCCCGGCTCAGGGGTGATGGTAGACCGCATGGTCATATCCTGACGGCGGCTGAGTAGCGTCTTCTGGAAGTACCCCTGCTTGGGGCTCGACCCACCTATCTGCAGCATCAGGCCCTTGTTGTCCCCCTCTCGTTCGGCATAGCTCATGCCTACACCCATCAGAGCCTTCAGACCGTCGTACATCCCGGCTCGCTGCTCTTTGAGGTCCTTGTCCCCCATGTACTTGCGCAACGTGGGGTCTTTCATCTTGCCGTTGAGCGACCCCAAGCTCGAATACAAGCCATTGACATCCGCCTGGTTGATGGATCCATCGGGCATGGGACGGATGGGGCGCATCACGGGGGGAAGAATGGGAAGGTTCTCGATGACGTATGCGTCCTTGGCATTCATGTCGTTGTCCGCAAGAGTCGTCAAGAACCTGACCTTCTTCGACAACTTGTCTACCTTCGTCGTATTACTCTTGAACGCAATGGTCTTATCGACCTTCATGGCATCGAGCTCCTTCTTCGACGCCTCGAGCTCCTTCTTCACGTCCAGCTTCTGCAGCAGCCCAGCAATGGCTTTGCCGCCGGCAACAGACCCGGGGGTCTCCAAAGGAACCAAATTCCCCTTCTTGTCGACGGCCTTCTCCCCCTCGACCACAGCATTGTAGTCCTTACGGGGCATCCCAAGCACCTTCTGAATGGCGCCCTCGAACATGGGATTGGGCATGGGCTCAGCCAGCTTCATATGCGACCACTTTTTCCCACCGTGCCCACCAGTGGTATCTGGATCGAACAGCCCGCCCTTTCGAGGGACGAACTCGCCGTTCTTATCGACCTTCGAGTAAACCAACAATGCTGGATCTTTGATTTCTCCAGCACTCATCGACAACACCTGCCCCTCAGTAAGAGGACTCAGCTGCAACCGATGCCCCTTCTTCTCTACGTTGACTCCGGAAGCGCGAAGCATGTCCTCGAACTTCTGGAAGGCGAACGTCTTTTTGGGAGGAGGGATTGGATCCCCGGTTTGAATGGCACGCCACACGTCGTTGTGTTGCGACTTCCAACGACTCTCGTCCGAGGGACCCTCACTCTTCCACGTCTGCATCTCCCGGATGTTGTGCTTAGCTCCATGCGCAAGCATGGAGTACATCCCGAGGTTGCCCATGGATTGAGCTCCGGCCTTACCACCCCCAGAGGGAATGAGATTCAGGTCGTAGTACTCAGGTTCGCTGCCCTCTAGAACGTTGCCCGCACGAACGGATATCTTCTTGTCGATCTGATGCTTGAGCTTCAGCATGTGTTGGTTGCCCACCAGGGCCTTGCCCAGGCTCTTACCAGAAACGGGATCGATCAACTCTTCGGTATCGCTCAAGCCGTGCTTCTTGAGCTCGCTCTTAACTGCCTCTAACTGATCGGTAGTACTCGTAAAGTTGTCGACCTTGTAGGGCTTGCCAGTCTTCAGCGCAATCTTCGAGGCAGCCGTTTCCAACACCTGACCCATGTTCATGCGACCTGGAATACCAGCGGGGTTGAGCGCTACCTCCAGCGGCTTCCCGTCCTTGGTATGCGGCATTTCCTTGTCAGGCACGACGGCTGTAACGATGCCCTTATTGCCATGTCGGCCAGTAAGCTTATCGCCTACCTGCATGGGCTCCTCAGTCCTCACGTGCACCTGAACGTTGCCGCGCTTGTCTTTATGAACCCCGACCACCTCACCAGGAAACTCACTCTTCCACGTAAGAGATGCATTACTGTGCTGATTGCTGAGGCTCTTACGCACCTGCCCAATACCCATCTTCCCCTTCAGCTCGTACGGCTTGCTCGCAAGAACTAGTGGGTCTCCGGGCATTACCTTTTGGCCGGCGCGCACCATCCCATTATCATCGACCTTCTCGTACTGATCTTTGGTAAACGCCTCGGGGTGGTGGATCTTGAAGCTCTTAGGAGCAGACGGCTTGACGTTGGCGGTCTGCAAAGAAGGCTTGTGCATGTGTACGCTAGTCAGCTTTTTGGCAGCAGCCTCACTGATAACCACACCGTCCTCGAAGTTGTAGCCCTTGAACGGCACGTATCCAACCGTCAAGTTGTTCCCCAGCGCCAACTTGCCGTCTCGAGTGAAGTTGTTGTCGGCAACGGTCTGTCCGGCCTTTACCTTGTCGCCCGGCTTCACCTTCGTCTCGGAGTGGAGCACGGCCTTAGGGTCATTGAGCGGAAAGTTGTCGTACAACGCAACCTTGTGATTCTTGCCCCCGCCATCCCTGACTACGACGCTCTTACTGGTTACTGACACCACCTCACCGTCCGTAGGAGCGACGTGCGCTGATTGCCGCCCCATGAACTCCTCGAACGTCGTCAGCCCTTCCTTGTCCGTTCCGGTAGATACCTGAACCAAAGGAGTTTGTCTCTCTTTGAGGCTTATGGACTGCTTGATGTGTTGGTTGGCGTAACTTGCCCGGTTACCCGAGTTGTTTCCCAAGAAGGGGATGAGATTACTAGTTGCGCTGAACAGCTGGGAGCTGTGGCGCATCACGTAATCAGCGTTCTTGAAGTCGTCGGTTTCTACGTCGTTCCCCACGGTAGACAGCTGTACCTTCTTGCCTAGGGGAGTGGGCTTTCCGTCTTTCCACTTCACCTGATCCGGCATGACCACCTTGGACTTGTGGAACTTGATCGGATCGATGCGCTCAGTTTTGCCTGTCTTGACGTTGTACACGGGCACCGTAGGCTGATTACCCACTTTCTTCACGCCCATGGGGAGGTGTAACGACACACCAGTCTTTCCCCCTTCGGGAGTATTAATGGGGTCGAGAAACCCCAAATGAGAAGGACTGATGAGCTTGGCCTCATCGCTGATAGCCTGCTCGCTCTGAATGCCTCCCGGCCCCGTAATGGTGGTCTGGAAGGACGAGACCAACATCTCGGCAGGGTTGACTTGATCTGCCATCCGCGATAGCGAGTTGTTGGTGAACGTACTCTTGACGTGGTCGTTGAACGTACCGCTGGTAAGAACCTCACGAACACTGCTGGCCTTGTTGATCTTACGATCAGCCTTCTGCTTGACCCGTTTGGTGGTATTCCACGCCGTCAGCTTCTCTCGAGCGTAATCAGCGACGGTTCTAAGGTCCTTGAACACAAGGCTATCACGCTCATCCTCAGGGACCTTACCGTTCTGAACGTCAAGCATCTTCCCGGTTACCCTGGTGAAGAGGTCCCCATTGACGTGGTCGAACGGCTTACCCGTAGTAATCTCTGTGGCTTCGGGCCTGAGCTCTGCAGCGCGCATCTGTTCGTGGAAGTACTTCCTGGCTTCGTCCTTGTCCTTCGGAGACCGCTTACGATCTGCTTTGAAGAAACGGTCCAGCGCCGTACCGGTAGCCCGCGCACTCTTGTTGGCGTTGAGAACTTCCTTGCCCCAATGCTTCTCGAGTGTGTCGTCGTCGACTCCCAACTCCTTCATCAATGGGTAAACCGGAATGTTCTTAGACTTCCCCCGCTCCATCTTGAACACCTTCGAATCGGGATCGAAGGTAACGTCGAACGTTCTCTTGGAGTTGAAGCGCGTTTCCAGCTCGCCGTTCTTCCTACGGCGGGTGTAGACGCCAGCTTTGAGCTGCCACTGGTTATCGACCTGGTACTCCTGTCCATCGACTATGTAGGAGTAGCGTTTGGTCTGAACTGGGATGTCAGCCAGACGCATGGTCTTCCTGTCGATTACCTTACCGGTCTCGTTGTCTTTCAGCGCCATCGTGCCCATGACCGGCGCGGCCCAGCTCTTCCCCCCTACTTTCGCACCGTGCTGTGCCTCGACATCCTCCGAATCCATGTCCTTACTTTGGACGTCTAGCTTCTCTAGATGAAGGCTCTGCTTCTTCCCAACCATGGGGAAGTGGCTGCCGATGCCCTGAACGACCTGGTTTTTCAGGTCCTCGAACGCTTCTCGGTTGTTCAAGTATGCCATGGAGCTAGCTCATAGCCTACCCCATCGGCCGGCAAGAACGCTACTAGATACGGCATAAGAACTATGGGAAGGCACTAACGCCCCCAACAACCTCAGGAGAGAAAGAATGCCAACGCTGGAAGACGACTACGAGGACATGTACGGGGCTCCGGGTGAAGACGACGAATACGACGACGACGACGACGACGAAGAGGATGATGAGGAAGAAGAAGAGGAGGAAGACATCTTCGAGTGACCTGGTGGTTCTTCGTAACGGGACTTCTATATGGAGTCATCCACTGGCTTCGTGACCAGCCCCCGCCCGAAGACCCCCCCAGGAAGAATGGTTCAGGACCGGTACAGCCTGATCGGGAAGACGTTCGACGACCCGAAGCAGAGTGACCGGTCTTGGACCATCACTTCTCTTTACAGCCCGATCAATCGGGCTCTAGGAGGCATTCGAGCGAGAGTAATGGATACCAAGGGCTTCATCTCTTTTATCAATCAGAGAGACATGGAGCTTCTGCTGGAACTGGCGCGGCCGGGTGAGTGGTGCGCATGGGCGCACGAGTACTACCCGGGCGTAAATGATGAAGTCGAGGGTTGGTACGGACTGGCGCTAGATCCAGACGATCTACTAGACGATCTGTACGAAAGGGAACTGGAGCTACGAGTTCGTCATCCCGATGACATTCTTCAGCCTCAAGAGATTCGTCGACGCCTTCACTTTGGCCCCAACAACGACATGGAAGAGCTAGTAGCGCTACTGTGGGATGCGGACCCAGACACAGGTCTGGGACCAGATTACCGATTTGAAACACTGGAGAAGAGATGGAGCAGAATAGAGAAGTCGCCGTTGAAGTGGCAGATGATTCATGGCGCGTAGATACGTGCGCAGACACCCCCCATGAGTGCGGACAGTGCGCCGAAAAGGTACACACAGGCGAAGAGGTATTCCTGCTTCAGATATGCAAACCGATACTGGTAATCAACGGCACTACCAAAGTAGAGTTGCGGCCAGAACTGACTGAAGATGGACACCCACTGTACCCCCCATACTTCATGCACTCTCAGTGCTGGGAAGAAGTACAGGACGACCTGAATGAGATCGCGGAGGAGTCCAACCCCGCAAGGGTTGCGGGCGCTATCTGTTCTTGCAAGCTCTGCAACAGCGGCATCACCCCATCCGAATTAGTACTGACCGTACAGTTCGGAGAACTCCTTCATGCCAAACAGAGAGTGGAAGATGAATCAATCCGATTCTACGGTTCTGGGGATACTGACGTCATCTGCGCTGAGTGCCTAGAAGAGCTGAACACGCAGATCGTGGGTTTGTGGGATGAGGAGTTCGTCGAGTACGAGGAGGAAGAATGCGCGTCTCTCTACACGCCCTGAACAGAATACGGCAGCGATGGAGGGGCGCTTCCGTGCTCGATGACGGCGAATTGGCCATTCTCGTGAACGTAGCAATAAAGCGCGCAAGAGCGAATGGTACGCGGGTAAAAGCACCTGGGGGATACTACGTCCCATTCCAAATACAGGATGATGAGGGATTTGTCGTCTACAAGGATGGAACGGTAACTACAGCAATGCCAAAAGAGTGGTGCAGCGAGATCGTGGAATTTCTGAAAAGGAGAGATCGTGGACAGATTCGAGTCTATGTTGATTGCGTCCCTGATGACGCCGCTGAGTGACCCCAACGACCCAAACTGCATCTGGGGCATTCCCCTGAACGTGATCGGCGGGTCTGGTGTAGGAAAGACGGCCAGGATAACATCCATAGCGAAGTCCATCGGGCTCCCGTGCTACCCGGTGTACTCAGCGACCAAGATGCCAGAGAACTTCGGAGGGTATCCGGTTCCCACACCTACGGGCATCGTCATAGAATGCGGACTCCCGCAGATACGCTCGTGCATCGATGAGCAGAAGGCGGTTCTATTCCTGGACGAGATCAGTTGCGCCCCACCCGCGGTGCAGGCGTCTCTGCTGTCATTCGTCAATGAGCGTCAAGCAGGCGAGTACGTGCTTCCAGGAGCTACGAGAATCGTACTGGCCATGAACCCCGCGGACGTTGCAGCCAATGGGCACGACCTCGAGATACCAATGGCCAACCGAGTAGCGCACCACCAGTACACCAACCCAACGATCAAACAATGGGGTGAATACATTACAGGCCAGCCCTCCAGCGAGATGCAGAACTTCGTTGACGCCGAGAAGCTGGTGAAGGAAAACTGGAGCATCAAGTGGGCAGAGGTCGCCAACATCAGCTGGTCTTTCATAGAGGCAAACGCCGGACTCCACGTAGTCAGAGACGCCGAGGGGAACACGCACGAAGCCAGTAAGCTGCACAACCAACCTACTGCTGATGAAGAACGAGCTGGAGGACCGTGGCCCTCACACCGCACATGGGAACTAGCGAGTCGAGGTGTCGCGGCCATACGTTGCCTAGGGCTCGAGCAGCGGCTGGAAGTGGAGATGATCTCGTCCCTAGTGGGGGCTGGTCTGGCCACAGAGTGGGTCACCTACGCTAACAAGATGGACCTCCCCTCCCCCGAAGAAGCGCTGAACGATAAGTGGAAACCGCACAAGAGACTGGACGTCAACCGGGCCGTTACGCACGCTGCTGCTGCCTTCATCACTTCTCAGCAGGACGAGAAGACGAAGTTCCGTCGAGCAGTACAGGGGTGGAAGCTCCTAAAGAAGGTCATGAACGCCGGACAGACTGACGTAATCGTACAACCAGCGCGTGTTCTCATAAACGCCGGTCTAGATCCCGATTGTAGTAACGTCAAGGTGTGTGAGGCGTCAGAAGACGTGTGCTGTGAGATCAACCGAAACGGCATGCTGCGCTACATCCTTCGGAAAAACAATGAGTGAGACAGAGGTCCTACATCGCCTTTCGCTCGCTCGAGCTGAGGTGATGAGCAAGGCCCCGTACGTCGCCGATACGCTACTCAACCTCACCCCTGTGGTAGTCGACCATGCGGTTGCCACCATAGGGGTTACTCGTGGGATGGTTCTGTACGTCAACCCTAAGTGGTTGATGGGCCACGAAGAACTGAAGAGTGACGAAGAGCTAGCGGGGGTGCTCTACCATGAGGTCGAGCACATCCTACGCGGCATCGACCGTCTAGAAGTCCTTCCCAACCAAGAAATCGCCAACTACGCCGCGGACATCGCCATCAACGACAACCTCCTAGACGAGGGGTGGATGCTGCCCAGCACTCGTCTGACAGCCGATCTATACGGCCTGGAGAAAGGGCACGCCCTAGAGTGGTACTACGAGAAACTCGTAGAAATGTGTGAGGAGAGTCAGAAGAGCATTCAGCAGCTCACCGAGGAACTGGTCGACAGCAAAGCCTCTGGTAGTACTGGTAAGAAGAAGGCATCGTCCCAAAAGGGAAAGAAGCACTCCTCCGCCAGTCAAGGACAGAAGGGAGACGGCCAATCTGACGGCGAAGGGTCCGCTGGCTCTTGGAAGCCCGACATCGCCGCTGGAGCCTGCGGTGGGATCAGCGGGAACAGTACCTGCCCCGATCTGGAAGCTGAGCTCGACAAGGACCTCGGAAAAACCGGGGCAGAGACGGAAGCAATCCGACGCCAAACCCTGGAAGCCATCGAGCAACACATCCAGAGCTACGGTATCGGAAGCACCCCAGGAAGATTCCGTGACCTCATCAAGACGAAGATCAGAAAGTCACTGGTCGATTGGCGATCGAGGCTTCGTCAGGTATTTAGGAGAACCGCCAACGTCATCGTAGCTGGAGCCTCTGACTACTCAATGCGACGTCCATCGATATGTTCATCCTTTCTGGGTGTCGCCATCGCTGGGCTGATTCATCGACCCGTACAGATCGCAGTAGTAGAAGACACGTCAGGCTCCATGGGAGCGCTACAGCTCTCAGACGCTCGCAGCGAAGGATTCCACCTCATAAAAAAGGCTGGAGTCCAAGAGTTCTGGTTCATCCAAGCAGACGTCGACATACACCGGTGCGAGCGCGTACGGCTGCGGGAATTTACGAGGAAGGACTTCAGAGGCCGCGGCGGCACCGACTTCCGTCAGGTATTCGAGAGGGTTCAAAAGCTACGTCCTCGGCCCAACCTAGTGGTCTACTACACCGATGGGGCGGGGCCCGCCCCCAAGAACCCCCCTAAGGGGATCGAGACGATTTGGTGCATCGTAAGATCGCCGTTCGTCATGAAACCGGCAGACTGGGGGCACATCGTCGTCTGCGACAAGAATCAGAACATCTGAGAAGGGGCTTCGGCCCTTTCTCTTTAGCTGCAGATTCTGCCACAAACGACTCAGCAGTACGAGAAAAACGGGTCAAACCAGCTGCGTGTCTCGCCTAGCCGGCAGCTTCTCTGGTAGCGGACGATCGTCCACACCGCTGTCCTTCTTATCCGACTGTTCCTGTCTGCTGAGAATGAAGATGTACTGCTGTACCATCTGTGCGAGTTCGGGGGACTGCGACTCGATAGCAAGTAGCGCCGAATCGCGCTGCGCCTCCGGGAGCATCATCAGCTGCTGCGCGTAACCCTGTGCCAACGACTGCAAGTCCACACCCATCTGCTCCTGCCCGGGAGGAGCTCCCAGATCTTGAGCCATGCTCAGCGCGCTATGTGCTGCAGCTGGGACGCTTCCAGACATGGGGCCCCCAGCTGTGGGGCTACCACCTCCGGGCATCGGACCCCCACCACCCTGCGGGGGAGCTCCACCACCTTGGCCTGCCGCCTGTGCTTGCTGCACGGCGGCCATAGGAGCCATCTGCCCTTCCGGTCCACCAGGGACCCCAGGGGCCTGCTGAGCCATGGACTGCTCCTGCATCGCCCGCTGCGCCTTGGCCTGCATCTTCTGCATGAGAATCTGGCTTTCCCCCTGAATCTCCGCCATTGCGAGCTGCTGCTTCTTAGTCGCAGCAACGCGCTTGGCATTCTCACGCATCATGATCTCATTCTCTTCTTCCATGTCGAGATCGGCATCGGACAACAGCGTTTGGTCACTGACCTTCTGCGACTGGTTTAGCTGGAACAGATACGACTTACGCTGAAGATCGTCGGCCATCTTGAACGGCTTGAACCGCACGTTCACTTCAGGCCACTGCATGAAGTTGGCGATCATCTTCACCATCCAGTTGATCATCTGCAGCTGTCGCCCAATGTAGGAAATGAAGGCGTTCTCCAACATGCGCATGGAGACGTTCGTACCGGCGTAGCTCAACCCGCCCTGAAGGAACTCGCGAGGAACACCCATGCCCATGATGATCTGCTCACCCAGCATCTGCATCTCACCCGAGAGCAGAAGAGCCTTACCATCCCCACCAATGCTCTGGTTCCCGAGAGGCAGAGGCATGATAGGGATGTAGTTCGTATTGGCGCAAGCCATCCCTGCCAAGCAAAACGTACCGTGCGCTTCGGTGTCATCCTCCAGATGTACACGCGCTTCTTCCTGACTCATCTGAAAGCCGATGACCTCCGATGTGTGCTCTTCCTCTATCTCAGTCACCCGGAACCAGAAGTAGCCGTCTCGAAAGACGCCCATGCGCGATACAGGATCTGAATCTACAGCGTAACCGTTGAACCACTGTGACAGTTTCTCGTTCTGCTCTCCGTACACCCCAACGTGATACGTCCCCGCACTAGTACCCCGCTTCCCTCGAATGTCATAGGGAGCCGGAGGCGCGTACGACACGCCCGCGGCTACACCAAGAGAGAGCAAGAGACGTTGTGCACCACAAGCAAGAGAGGCACCGACACTCGTGTACGTACGCTTATGGCTCCTCCCATCGACATGATCACACCCGTCTCCGAAGAACATCCCTTCTACGAGATGTACGCGGGATGGAAGTGGAAGGTGCATCAGCCGCGGATGAATGCGCTTTGTCGTCGCTACACCGCCGCAAAGTGCGGAGAATACCTGCGCAGCTACGACGCTGGGGAAGACATGCTGACACGCTTCCCCCGTCTTGCCTACCTCGAACCCAGATGTACCAAAAGCAGCTTGCATCGCATCATAAGTGCGCTGGTAGGCAAGCTCCTCTTTCTTGTTCGCAGCAAAAAACACCTGCTTACCTGTCACGCCCCCTTCTGCTAGGTACAGCCCAAGCGTCCACAGGAGATCACGCGTAACTGGGATACGACGAGGCAGACGCCGCAGCGTTCTCCCTTCTCGAATGGCTGTTTGAGCGGCTTTGAACTGATTGATGCTCCACCCACGTTCCAAGCAGATGGAAGCCCGCTCGTACTCCACACCACTCGCGAGGAGCTCAAACGCCTCCGGCGTGCCAGATGACGTATGATCTACATAACACCATTCGTCAGTGCAGGCTCGATCAGTGAACTGCGCCAAGTCAATGAAGTCGAACGGAACCTCTTCAAGCACTGTTGGGTAACCGACGTAATCCCCAACACGTAGATCCTTGGCTCGCACGAACGTAGCGTCGCCCAGCTTGTGCTCACCCTCATGATTCACAGATCGCGCAGCCAAGAAAGGGTGACCTTCAGACACAACGGGGGCAACGCCGTGAAGACCTCGTGCGCTAATCCTGTACGACGCCTCACCAGAACGAAGAGACCGTCGCCAAACCTTCTCCACGGTGCTATACGCACCAAGGTGATTCCGGAGCAACATCCCCTCCGACACATCACCTGCAGTCACCACACCATCATCTGTCTCGACGAGCGATCCAGGGGCTACACAGTCGTGCCTCCACCGGGCAATCTCGCTAGCTACCTGGTCACGCCAGTCGAGCAGATTCACGCTAACGAAGGGGTCAGAAGTACCGCTAGCCGCTTGAGGAAAGAGGATACGCAGAGGCACGACGTGCTCTAACAGTATTGCCTCCTGGGCCTTCTTCATGATCTGCAAGTAGAACGCATCCTTCAACACGGGAAGAACGAGCGGAATGCCCCACCCACGATCCTGCCAAGCCAGAGTAGCGCGCTTCAAATGGAAGAAGTTCGCTGGACTGAAGACCACGCCCTTTTGCTGCTTGATGGCCTGCAAAAAGATCTGAGGCATATCCTCCACCACGTCCTTCTTGCCCAACGTGATGTCCGCCCGAAGAGGCGCAGGGATGTTGTAGAAATATGTACTAGTCCCCTTGATGTCGTTGTAGTTGACCTCGATATCCTCGACGTTCCAGCGAATAGGCTTGATACCGCTAGCATCCGGGTAGTACCAGTCTTTAGGAACGGCGGCGCCGGTGTGACCGCACTTAGGGCAGCTCAGTCGAAACTCGTTGCTGGTGTAGATCCAGTTCTTCCTCAACTTCTTCGCCTGCTCACTGAATCCGCAGTTCCTGCAAGTCAGATACTTCTGAAAGGGGAAGCTGAGACTGACCGGGCAATTACCGTAGCAGTGGTAGTCAAGCCCGCACTCGATCTGAAACGGTCGTATCCTAAGCGTATCGTGAAGATAGTCCGTCCACTTCTTCACTACTTCAGGATCTTCGTGGTCTACTACTAGATCCGTAACTGGGTACTCACTCAACTTGACGACGATGGCGTTAATGAGCGGGTTCGTCATGAAGTAGTACCTGCAGAACTTGAACATCTGCTTGACGGTAGTCGGCAGGTACGTGTGCGCTACGTCGAAGAAGGGAGACGGGTAGTTGACGCCATTGGAGCCACCACCGATGCGGCCACGAGTGTGGCCGGTGCTGAACCTGGCAGCAGTTGCCGGGGTAAAGAACGATCCTCCGGTAAAACTCATGTCTGCAGGTCCTCCGGCGGCAATCCCATTGCCGCATTGGTGTAATGCTTCTCGACGTTCTGAGAGTGCTGATCGGGCTCGGTATCAGGAGGAGTACCCCCCTTCTTCGGGGGCGCTACTGCACCGATGAGAGCGTCAATACCACGACCAGCTAACCCCCCTACTTGCTCTGTCCCCCTAGCTAGTACTTCCGACCCAGCCAGCGGAATGTAACCGGTCGTAGAGTACCCAGCAGTAGACCCTATGGCCCGCCCAATCCTTTCAGCCTTCCCGCGACCTTCAGCGTCCACCTCATTAGAAGACGCCGCCTCACTAGCTACCCCAACCGCGGGCAGGAGCACGAGTCCCTTCCCCACCGTACCCATATCCCATTGAGGTTTGACACCAAGGTGCCACAAGTCCTTGTACCCACCGGGCTTGGTTGCAACGTGCTTGATGAAACCCGGAGCGTGCGTCAGCCCCTCCTTCTCCGCACGAACGGCAGACTGATGGAAGGACTTGGCCTTCATCATTGCCCGCCTAGCGGCGTCCACGGCTTTGGGATCTCCGAGCTTCCTAGCCTCTACGAACTTCTTAGCGGCATCCTGAAGGGGCTTCAGCGTCTTGGCACTAGATGCGGCGTGACCCATGGAGCGTACGTCCATCAGTCGGCGAAAGCCCTCTGTACCACCCTTGGTAACCTTCGGTGTGAGCCCTGTTACAGAGTGGAGCTGCCTCTGCCCAAAACGGCCGAACATCCCCAGTGCCTTAGACTTGTTGAGAGCCTCCATGCTCTTATCTAGGCGCCCCCCAGCAGCAAGACCCGTAGCGCCACCAAGAGCTCCACCGATCATCGCGCCACGATACGCTCCCGTACCCACCCCGGAAAGAGCACCACCCAGACCGCTCTCTCCTCTACTCTTAGCGTCGTAGTAACCGCTCGCAGCGCCCGAGGCGGCGCCCGTAAGCCCCCCTACTGCGCCCCCTACACCCAAGCCGGTGCCAGCTCCTAGAGCGCTGCGTTGAAGATACGGCACTGCCTTCCCGGCCAGCCGAGCAACGCCGCCCAGAAACGCCTCTTTGTTCATCTCATCCCGAAAGGACATGAGGACTCTAGTCGGTATGCGTGCCATGTCTACTCGTTGTACAGCAGCGGAAGCTGCGCTCTGAGCTGCGCGCGGCTCTCCTCCAAGATGGTCCAAGCCTCGAGCATTCTACGCAACTGCTCATCTTCGGGAGTCTCCACCTCCGGCGATGTACGGCTAGAGCGTACCTGATCCCAGCGACTCCTAACTTCTTCGCACTCTACCGGATACTCCTCTGCGTCCACCTCGACGAAGTTGAGTGGAGGGATAGGACAGAACATTCCATCATGTAGGTGTACCACCGACAAGAAGGTTTTGATCTCCAAGCTCCACTGAACGTCGCGTCTGATGCGGTTGGCGATGTCTACGGAGATCATCGCCTGGGGGACGTTCATTGCCTGCATCACATCGAAGTCTGGGGGGATGCCGTTAAGGGCCATCGAGCATGGCAGGAAAACCTCCCAGTTACGCCAGAACTCATCACGAGCATGCAGGGTGATGAGCGCCTGCAGCTTGTCCATGTTCAGGTCGCTGAGACTTCGAGTACGGAAATCGCTGAGTATCCGCATCTCCAACGTCTCGGGTTCCCACTGCATCCACTCTGGGCCGTACTTCCGTAGCAGCGCCATATCCAACGCTATGGGGTGCGCCTCTGGGTGCTGGAACAGGTTGATGGTCGTGGGTGCCTTAGGGGGCGCTTCGACATCCGTACGTACTCGATCGTCCTCGTACTCGACATCCTCCTCGATCTCAGTAGCTTCTTCTTCGGGGTCTAGATCGAGTACCTCGTTGATAGGCCGGTCATCTTCTACACCCGTACCCTGCATAAGCCTATTGAGAAGGCTCTCGAGCTCGGGCGTACCTGGCCCTTCGAGTAGGAAGTCTCCTGCCATTTCAAGACGCCGAGGCTCCTTCGACCTGTGATCGTGAGTTGTTGACCATCCGCATGATGATCAATTTCTGGTCTCGTGGCAAGGAATCGAATATCCCAGTGGGATCTGCCTGCAGTTCTTTGCGGAACTCGTCTCCGAACAACCCCTTGATCATATCGGGCTTGCTCCGCGCAAATGTGATCAGGTCACTGGTCTTCATGTACTCGTTGCCGATCACGACGCTGTCCTTCTCTTCGTCCGCAGCCGTCTTGTTCAGCCCGAATGTGGAGTAGAACGGATCACTGACCTCCGCGTCGTAATCCCAATCCAGCCCAGCGTACTTGTCGATCTCGTGCAGCGTACGGGCATACACCTCTGCCGGCATCTGCCGCCTATTCGTGTACAGCTGCTCGTAGAGATCTTCGGCACCGGCGATCTTGTTGAGCTCCAGCCTGATGTCGATGTTCGCTCTCAGCTGCGCGTCGGTACCATACCCAGAGGCGCCGTAGTGCTTGGCTTCCTCTCCAATGGGCTCTCCCAACGCCTCGGCCCTCTTGACCAAGTTATGCGCGAACTCTCGACGGTCTTCGGGAGCCATCCGCTTCCAGTACTCGTCGAAGTAGGCGCTAGCCGCCTTGACTTGCTCGAAAGTATCGAGCGGATAGCGACAGATCGAGGGCATGGCCCAACTACTAGCCGTCTTCTCCTTGACCAGCGTAGGTGGGTCTTTCTTGGTCACGTTCACGTGTGGGGTCAACACGTTCTTGTTCTGCGGCAGAG